GATACATACGCGACCAATCACCTCAAGAGTGTCTGGATCAACGCTGTAACCAACACTATGTCCAGCCTGTTGCATAACAAGGATCGGTCTAGCACAAGCATAATCATATTCGTGATAATGAATGTAAGCATTGATCTTCATATTTCCAGCCACGCAATTTAGACAGAGGTGTTCTTCGTTCTTGTCTGGCAAGATTGGTGCAGGCTCCTTGATGATAACAGAACACTGGTCACAGATGATAGCACCATTACCGTTGTTGTATTTATAGGCCATTACAGTTCCTCCAAATAACCTCGTTCAAACAATCCATCCAGCATATCGGATACGTCTGTAACCAATGTGCCCAAATCTGCCCTGTAAAGGATACCATCGTAGCCAATCACATCCCCATAGAATCTCACCTGAGCATTTGGCAACCACTCTTCGTAGGACGTCTTACCCGGATTCACCTTGCTCAACAATGATGACAGGGTGTTGTCTGACAAGGTGTTCGTATCAATCTCCACCATATCAAATCGTGAGCTACACATCTTCTTGTTGGTGAGAGCATTGTAGAAAGCATCTCCTGTCAGGATGGTTGCTTGCCACTCATTGTCCAGATCCACTAGCATAGAATCAGCCGAAGCAACACGAACACGTTTAGCCTCGACAGTGTAAGCTGATTCAATGTCAGATACGATGATCAACACTTTCTTCATGTGCGTCTCCAAAGTAAGTCAAACAGATATGGACAGGATGTGTAGTCAATACGTTTGTGCTGATACATCTTGTCAGGTTGCGTCTCATCAATGTTCCATACACGTTGGTAGCGAAAACCATCTCCAATACATGTGATAGTGTACGTCATCTTGTCTGGATTGAACGTGTAGCTACGATGTGTTGGTTCAGTGGATGCCCAGACACGTCCCCATTTATGCTCGCTAATTTGTTTAGTGCTGATCATGTGTGTCCTCCTCAATCTCTTGTGCCCAATGTACTAATACGAAATCAAGAATACAATCTTCTGGCGTAATGTCAATAGGATCAACTCCAGCAGACCATTGTGCTGATGACCAATAATTCCAGTAGTAGTCTAGAATGTCTTTCTCTGTCAGGATTTCCTCAACACCGTTGTTACCATCAAATCCTGTTACAATGTAACGTTTCAATTATTTCTCCTTAAATGTCTTGTTCAGATACTAGGCAATCATAGCACACGAGATGTCGGTGTCAATACTCCAGACAAAGAAAAACCCCAAGCATTTCTGCTCAGGGTTCATCGTCTCAGCCATTCCTTGCTCTGTAATCTTCGTACCAACCTTTCACCACATCATCTTGTGGGAAGTGCTGGCTTGTGTATGTCCAAGCATCATCCTCAATGAACACCTCTGGATACACACTGGACTGATTCCATAGATCAGGATAACTCTCACGCATTGTCTGCATATACCTCACTGAGAGGTCGTATATGTGGTCACTAATCCATTGCTGACCTGTGTTGTACGCATACGCTGCTGCTAACAGGAAACGCTGGTCATTCTCTATGTCAGTCACATTCATGCGCTGATCGGTGCCTTTATTGCAGGGTGTGGATCGTATCCAACAATCGTAAAGTGTTCGTATCTGAAATCATCAATATCACGAATCTCTGGTGAGATGAGGACATACGGATACGGCTTAGGTTTGCGTTCAAGTTGCTCCTTCACCTGATCAATGTGGTTCAGATATATATGAGCATCTACAACAACATGACTAAGCTCCTTTGCAAACAATCCTGTCAGTTGTGCAATGATGCGCGTTAGAAGGCTGTAGAAAGCAATGTTCCAAGGAACACCAAGAAACATATCTCCTGACATTATCTTAAAGGCGTGTCGCTACACACACCCCCAGTCTTGTAAAGACTGCTGCATATTACTATGCAGATGAGACTATATCTTCACCCTCTTTAGTAGTAGGGTGCCTTGCGTTTCGAGCACCAATAGCTTGTGCCCTACTCTACTCCCTTGCGCATTAAGCGTGGTTTCGATAGTCGTTCGGCGTTTAGCAGAAGTTGTAATTTTCAAACTTAGGATTTTTAATCCTATTGAGCACTGTACTAGTGCAAACCTCCAAGTGCTTTGCGGCTTCACTTGCGGATCTAAAACATATATTGTCAATCTGAACTCTCATACAGTTCGGAGGAAGTCTACCGGCCAGTTTCTCTGACAACTTTTTCCTAGTCTCCTCCGAATGAGACTTGCCATAGAAACTGTTTTTATTACCAGACCTGTCTACACAACTCATACATGCCTTTGCAGAATAAGACTTTGGTTGTCCACAATCACAGTATGTTATAGATACACCACCTCTCCAATTTGGGTTTGTTTCCATCGGGAACCCGTAAATCTCTTTCCTTTCTTGTTCAGACAAACCGTCCCTGTAATCGGTCAAATGTTTTGTTAAATTCTCTACTATAATATCTCGATCAGGGTGGTTGGTTATGTTATCACCACCACCAATAGACCCAATGTTATACCCTAGAGTATTGTCACAGGAATTGAGAGCAGCTACAAAGAATGTTTCCATCTTTAGAAGATTTTCCGGAGAACACTCGTGAATCACACCATAGGTGAAGTTTTCAACTCCATACTTCGTATAAGCACTTTGTAGGTGCTTATTGTGGTGTTGTCCTTTTCTTAACTCCCGTTTATGTCTTACCCAACGTTTGTCAATGTCTACCGAAGATCCTACATAGATCTTACCATTCAAAATATTCTTTATAACATATATGCCGCAAAGCATTACAACTTCTCCATTTAGCACGGGATTGTCCATTAGGAGTTTCCCCGTTTAGCAAGGTTATCCTGCAAGATTACTCAAGCAGGGCGCTCAATTAGGAACGCTGTGTCATGTGACAATTCAGCCATTTGCCATCCTCAACAAAGAACTCGATAAAGACTCCGTGGCAAGGCACTAGGGCCATTTCGTCTAGTTCGTCTGGTTGCCACAGACTAATGACATGGCGTGATCCGTGTGGATCTTTCTTGATAGACTCAATCACACGCTGCACTTGATCAACACCCTTGCAATTACGGAATTGATGTCCGTATCCCTTGCCAATGGTGTTGTCATCGAATGTCCAATCATTCCAGAATGTATGACCCTGCTCTTGCAACCATGTCACGTCTGTAGATCCAAGACACACCATCCAGACAAGCTCGTTGATGACAGCTTTTGTATTTACATACTTAGTCGTAAGGAACGGGAAATCACCCGCAATATCAAACTTCATGTGTTGGGCAAACAATCGTCTACGACCTGTTCCTGTCCGGTCTGGATGATCCTTACCGTAGATCAGCACATCACGTAACACTCGCAAATACTCGTCATCGAAATTGCGAGTAGCGTTGTGATTCATCATTACATTTCCTCCTAATTAATCTACCACAGAAACTACGTTTCCGCCTTTTACAACAGCTTTTAATCCACTACTAATTGGATATTTTCCACTACCTAATGTCTTAATGGCCTGTATGGTATTTTCTGTCAAGATGTCGCCTTTGATAACATCTAAGTCAATTCCATATACACGCTCAATATACCTCAGTAACGCATGTTCTGTTACAAGAGGTTCTGTCGAAGCTTCCTTCAGACGTGTCTCAAGGTTTTTTATTTTTTCGAGTATTTGGTTATACTCTTGATTAGCAACTTTAAGATTTTCCTTTTTGATTTCCGCATCAGCCTTCGCTTTGGAAATTTGTACTTGTAATGCTTTCAACTCATGTGCGTTCACAACTCCTCCTAATTAAACCTGCTGAAATAACAGCACCAGAATACTAGCAATCAGCGCAATAGGCAAGGCGTATACATTCATCCCCACTGTAGCTAGTGTCCTAAATGCACTTTCCATCGAAACACTCCGACTTGTAGATCGTTCAACAACACGCTTGTATGCGTCAGGATGCTTCATCCTCAATTGTCCGTGAACAAATCCATCCTTAATAAACATATTCAGAATGAATTGCCACATGATGTTAGTCACGGCATAGGTGAGCCATATTCCTGTCATACCGGTCATTCATCACCTCGCATCAACTGGAAGTGTGGGCCATCTTTGAAAGATTCCCAATCACCGCCCCATACAATCGCATACCCTAGCTCATCAGCAGCCTGCTTGAACGCTTTGGCAATCTTTTCGTAATACTCCCACTCCCAGCTAATCTTGCCACCAACGTATGCAGCAACATCTACAGCACGTCCGTATTCATCACCGAAACGCGGAATGTGGTAGCTACGGTATGTCTGACTCTTACCCTGCTCAACAAGTTCTCTCTGACGAGCATTTGTGCGCAGACCTTCTGTCACTGCAAAATCAACCTCCGACAGTTCTAGTGCGCGATATGTGATACGAATCAATTCAGGATGCACTCCGTACAGATTGTTCAGAGAACGTTTTGAAAATATGAATCCACTCTTAGTTGTCATTATCAATCTCCTTCAAGAATTGCTCAAACTCTGGCTCAGTGCTGTAGTAGCGAATCACCTCAAGCAATGCTTCGTCAAAAGCGTCTGGATCAAAACCATCCTCACGCCGTAGCCAATAGGTCTCTTGTAGATTATCTCGCACAAGAACGTCGATCACATCTGTATCAAATAGATCACGATAATTATCAATGTTACGAATTGGGCCAAGAATCATATCAATGCACCTTCATAAATTCAAAGTTAATGTTGTCAGATTCCATATCAGCAATGACTTCTGCTTGCATTGCATCAAGGAACTCAATCACACTGTCTAGGTTATGCGTGGACGTATCTAGCAAAGAATACATCTCACCAAGACTCAGTTCAAGTTTTCCCTGTGATGCCAATCGCACATCATCACGCATGACATCTAACACGTTACGAATTTTGTTCAATTCTGTCAGAGGGTCTTTATGTGGCAAGAAACTCTGGATGATTTCTGTTGTTGATTTAGTTTTCATCGTTATCCTCCTTGGGTTGCTGGCGAAGTTGGTTGGCGTAGTCTTGCATCCACTTAACCAGCTCAGCTCATTTGTAGTGGCTCGCTGTCATACCTTTCTCATAGAGCATGTTTGATAGCATCTGCTCATATTTCCTCCAATTCAAATGTATGCCCAATACAAAGCCTTGCCCAACTTCTCACCAGACTCTGCATCAATGTAATCGTAACCATTGTAACTCTTGCTGTAGCCATTACGCAAGCCTTTTCTGATCACAAGGTCTGACGTAAATACCCAGACAACAGTCTCAGGTGGCTCAAGTTTACTATCACAACGATTCCATTTCAAGGACAGGATTTCATCGTTACAGTTCATCACAAAGGTGTTCCTTCAAAATAAGCCATCTGAATTTTATACTCAGGCCACACACTTTCCATCTCAAAGTGTACGCCATCGAACACTGCCTTAACAGGTCTGCCGAAGTTATCATAGCCAGAGAATTCAGGCAGTGTTACGTACACACCCATTGCTTGCATCTGTCTCAAGATTAGCATCAATCGTGACTGAAAGTGTTTCTGAACACTACGGTCAGTGAAGTCTTGACCAGAGAACTCGTACAAGGTGTCTGCAAGAGCTTTTACACGTTTTTTCATGTCACCCATCTGAACATACCTCCTCGTCTGTAAAACGGCTCAGAAGCTCTTCTAGGTAGCTTCTCGTCTGCATTGCTTGATGCAATCTGTCTACACGCTCTTGTAGCAAGAGATTCTTTCGTTTTAGATCACTGATAACAACATCACGTTCCTGTAATTCTTTCTCAAGCTTCAGCAGAGATGTCTTGGCTGCTTTCAGCTCGTATTGCATGTGTTCGATCATGCCTATCTGTACCTCCTGATTGCATTGTTAGTTTGTGTGTTTGTCTGTGTGTGTTTTCATAATTTACTATTGTCAGGATGTATTGTCAATACCTTGTGTTCAAATACTTTGGTGCCTAGCACCAGATCACTGAACACAAGAGTGACACGAATCCTAGCACAAGTGATCACAGGAAAGCAAGAAGATGATGATCACAAGTAATCTTAAAGAATCTTTGAAAAGGGTATTGACAATGGTATAGCAGGTTTGGTACGCTACCGCTTGCGGTATCCAGACAAGATTATCTAGACTAAATATCTAGACTAGACTTCTTAACAAGATATCTTAGCTAGTATAAATACTAATATAATAATACTTATTACTTATATACTATCTTAACTAGATATCTAGACTAGACTCTAGGCTAAACATCTAGACCAGAATTCTAGACAAGATCTCTAGTCAAGACATCCAGCCTAGAACTCTAGTCTAAACATCCTAACAAGATCTCTAGCAAAGAATCTTAGCAATGAATCTTAGTAAGATTACACAAATACATTGTGATTACTATTGACATCACTTTCCTACTAGAGTATAACTGTCCTATGTGTTGTGTAAGTCTGTGTGATTGAGACATCTGGTGTGGGATGTCTAGGCAAAGTGTTTAGCCTGTGTATCTGGCTAGGATATTTAAACAAAATAAATAGGGAGACATTCCCGTGTAAAAGTATTGGAGAAATGATTTATGTATTGTAAAGCATGTAATAACTACGTTGGGTATAAGCGAAAGAAACCTGCTACGACATTTACAACGGTAGATTCAGTTACGAAGGAATCAGTGATCGAGGGTTTCCCCAAGAAAGAGGAAGAGGATCTCTGTAACACATGTCTACGAAGTATTCGTGATATGAACTCTGATCTGTCAAATGTGGCTGGGCATCTATTCTTCGATATGGCCCCTTCGTATATCCTGACCGAGAATTATCAGGACAAGTTTGAGACAGAGTTATCTGAAGCGACTCTGGACACGACATTCCGGTACGTAGAGGATGTTTATAATGGTTACAAGTAGTTATTGTAAGTGTTATTGCTATTGACATACATAAACTATATCTCTACTATAGTATCACTGAGGCGGGGAACGTTTCAAAAGATCCCAATGACCAGAATGATTCGCTACCGTTCTGGTCTCTATCTTGGGGCCGTATCCCTGAGCATGGATTCAAAAGGCTCAACTAATTCAAATACACACTAAGCCTCTGAACACATCATCCCTAGTGTTCATAAACGATTGCAGAGAATTGATACAGCGAAACAATCAGCTCAAATCAGTGTGTTAATTAAGTATCTCCGTGCCGATATGGGTTAAGTCGGATTGTCTTGTTTGTGTAGGGACTTACAGGATGATGCTCCAGCTCAATTCCATGTGTGCTTACATTTAATTAGCTCACAGGTCTAGGAGACACCTTTAGCAGCATGGGAAAGTTACGGAGTCGAGAGCCTATGCCTCGTTGACGCTCTAGCATGATGTCGTGGTTAGTGCTTATCCAGACGTTAAATAAACAAAAACATCAGCTCCATAAATCCTAGCATTGCGTCTAGGCAGGATAACGCCAGATAAGGATTGTGAGTGCACAGTCGGCTGCTGGCACTCCCTGCGAGTAAGTCAGTTGGTAGACACCCCGGCTTGGAACTGGGACGCCGCAGGTTCGAGTCCTGCCTCGCAGACCAACATCGCGGACGTGACGGAATTGGAATACGTATCAGTCTTAGAAACTGAGTTTTAAGGGTTCGAGTCCCTTCGTCCGCACCATTCTTCAAAGACATTATCAGGGAATCTCTCTTGTGTGGCAATGCTCCAGTGCTACGGCTTAGGTGGAACGCACTGTAGAAGCGATAGTGGTAGGTGGAGTGCTGCTGATATTATTCCTCCGATATCTTCAGCACATCAACTTGAGAGATTCCACTAATGATGTTTTGGAAATTAATTTCCAACCCCTTCCCTCCAACGCACATCCTCCTGTGCATTCAATATAACAAGCATACATTTCCTCCTACAAGCCTGTTTCGGATATTCACCAGAGAGTGTCCAGCAGGCTTTCTTTTTTAAAAGGTGTGACAAGATGACAAAGAAAAAGAATCATATTTATCCAGAAGAACTCCCTGATAACATCACCATGCAAGAGATGGATGTAGGCAAGCAAATGGGCTTGGCTAAGGATGTAATCAGCAAGTTTGTATTCTGGCAAGGTGAACAATGGTGGCAAGCACGAATGCCGCCTACAGACAAGTATCCAGAATATCCTGACGGACGTATCTATTTCACAAAGAATGCGCGAGATCCCAAGGTGCTGAATTTTGCCGTGGATCAGGTGAATGGTAAGGCGCGTGGGAATTTGAAATGGACAGACGGTGAGGGGGGCAATCCGGCGGGGAGGCCAAAGGGAATTTCTAACAAAATCACTGTCAAGAGTGTTTGTGATTCGATGGGTGCAAATCCCGTGGAAATGCTCAGTGCGGTTTTGATGTCAGACGTTGGTACGTTGCGTAAATACGGTGTGAAGAATCCAAAGGATATTACGTTAGCTCAGAAGCTGTCTATTGCCAAGTATCTGTCTGATAAATTGGTTCCAAACTTGAAGCCGGTGGAGATTGGCTCTGATGGTGATTGGGAGCCTAACAAGCTAGAAGGCCACGACACCAACGATAACACACCCCAGATTCAGGTGTATATTCCTAGTGCTGGTAAGCCATTGTCTATCAAAGCGTCTAAAGAGGACATTGAGGAGATTGAGGCGACTGGTATTGACAGTTACCTAGAGAAACATCAAGTTGAGGAAGAATCTACAGACCTTGTTTGGTCGCTAGATAATCGGGAGGAGTAATGATTGGAAAATATTATGTTTACATGTATTCACATCCTCTGACACATGTCCCGTTTTATATTGGGAAGGGTAATGGTCGCCGATATAAGCGACACCTGATAAATGCTAGAAACATCTACTTGCGCAGAAAAATAGAAAAACTCAGAAATGAGGGTCTTGAGCCGCAAATCGACAAAGTGTTCTTTACGGATGACGAGGATATTGCATATCAGGTAGAGGCTGATCTGATCAGAGCTTATGGCTTAGATAGAGAAGGCGGACTGCTTTGCAATTTTGACAAGGGTACGAAGGGGAGCAAATTATACGACTTTGATGACTCTTTTTACAAGAGACTTGGGACAGTTAATGACACTGTTTTAGCAAAAGAGTATGGATGTTCAAAGGCACTTGTTTCATACATCAGACGCGGTATGGATATAAAAGCTTGTAACAGAAGGGTGTCTGCAAAGGACACTCTCCCCGACAACATAGTAGACATCATTGGAACAAAACCTGATACAGAGTTAGCTAGGGAGTTTAAGGTCAATGTAAAAGTTATTAGCGACTTGCGGAATAAGTACAATATCCCTCCTTACGTTAGATTTACTTTCTCTGAGGATGCTATTTCTAAAATGGGGACTCTGCCGGATGCAGACTTAGCAGATCTACTAGGTGTCTCCGAAGCAGTGGTGACCGGACACCGGAACAAGCTGGGGATACTCTCATATAAAGAGCGTACAAGAGGTTATACTGGTAGGCAAGATCCCCGTACATACCATTTCAAATCGGACGAGTTCGGTGATGTTTTTATGACTAGATATGATTTTTGCCGTACATACGGAGTGAAGAGTAACCGCATTGGTGAGGTGATATCTGGTAAACGTAAAACAGCATCTGGGTGGACTTGTTTGGGAGTAGTAGATGAGTGAGTTAGAATTAAAAGGTATTGCTCATAGTAAAGCAAGGCAGAGGATCGTTGACGAAATAAACTCAATAGATGTTTCTGATTTTGACCCTAGTCCTTGGACTGATGAGAATATCATAAGACCATTACCGGGCGCACAAGAAACGTTCTTAACCACAACAGCACAAGTTGCGCTTTATGGAGGTGCGGCTGGTTCTGGTAAGTCGGAAGGGTTAGTCCTTGATCAACTTTCAAGGATACATGACCCGAACTTTGAATCAGTAACATTCCGAAGAAATACCAAGTCATTGAAAGGCGCGGGTGGTATCTTCAACAAAGCTGGTAAGGTTTATAAGAAACTGGGTGCGATTCAAAAGATTAACGAACTGATGTATGTGTGGCCTTCGGGCGCAACGTCACGTTATCGCCACCTAGAACACAATGAACGGACAGCGGAAGATGACCATCAAGGTCTTGAATACTCAGCCATAGACAGATGTGGCACTAAGCAGTGATGTTTAGTTAAAAACCCTGTGAAATACTGGAAAGCTAAGGCGTAAGCTATGCCAATCGGTAGGGATGTTCTTAACAGAATGGCCCCTAGAGACTATCCCGAAAGGGAGTACGCACCAAGTGGTGTGGAAGCGCAGGGCAACTCAAGTAGTTGATGAGATAGTCCGATCTTGCACGAAAGTGCAAGCTGCAAGTAATGTTGCGGGATAGACCTAACGAGTCTATTTGAACCATTGATATTTTGACGAACTTGGCCGTTTCAACAGGGAAGCATTTTTCTATATGCTGTCTCGTATGCGCTCTAATGCTGAGAGTCAGTCAGTTTGTAGAGCAACCTGTAACCCCGAACCTAAAGAATCAGAAGGCGGTTGGTTGCATGAGTTCTTACAAGGGTTTTATTTAGACGACTATGGTTATCCGATTCCAGAGAACTCAGGTAAAATCCGTTGGTTTATATCTGACGATGACGGGCATCTAGCTTGGGGTGACTCAAGGGAAGAATTACAAGCTAAGTATGGATTAGATTGTGATCCAATGAGCTTCACATTCATTTCAGCAAACATAAAAGACAACTTAGTTTTGTGTCGTCTCCAACCCTCATACCTGACAGCATTGAAGAACCTAGGACGTGTTGAAAGGGAAAGATTATTGTACGGGGGATGGAATGTCTCCCCACAAGGTTCTGGCTACTTTAAACGTGAATGGGTAGACTTCGTAGAGCACAAAGATGTACCAAAAATGAAAAAGGTAATCCGTGCATATGACTTGGCGGCTTCTATTAAGTCAGAAATTAATAGTGACCCTGACTCAACGGCTTGTGTAAAGATAGGTATTGGCGAAGATGGTTATATTTACGTACTAAATGCAAAAGAGATTCTTGCAAGACCTGCTGGTGTGGCAAAGTTGATCCAAGACACTGCTGAGTATGATGGAAGGAACGTGCCAATTAGCCTTCCCCAAGATGCTGCCGCTGGCGGACTCATCCAGTTTGAACATTATGCCAAACCTTTAATCTTGGCTGGCTATAAGGTCAAACGTTCCAAGACAAGGAAGGGTAAACTTGAACGATTCTCTGGTTTCTCCAACGCCGCTGAGAACGGAATGGTACGTATCGTTAAGGGAGACTGGAATGACAAGTACATTTCCCAGCTTGAAAATTTTGATCCAGAGAGACGCAGGCAGCACGATGATTTTGTCGATTGCACGTCTGATGGTTACAACTGGCTGATCTCCGGCAAGAAACTCCCCGAAAAATTCACCCTCCCATCCCTAACCAAAATGAACGAGTTTGCAAGCAGAATGTTCTAGCCAAAACAATCCACTTGACACTTTAAACTAAATAGTGTCAAACTATTGACACGTACATATCATATCTCTACTATGTAATCAATCGAACGGGGCGGCTTATTCGCCCCAACTTATTTCGGAGGAAACAATGGCAGATAAACGGGCCACAATTCCTCGTGAAATTGGACGAACCGGACTACGTTACACCACAAAGAATATTGTCGATGATGAATTAGCACCAGAACTACGCTGGCCTCATTCTCTAACAACATTCGACAAGATGAAATCTGATCCGCTGGTTTCCGGCTCCCTTATGATGATCAAGCAATACATTCGTAAGGTGGAATGGGATATTCAGCCAGTTGGTGGTGTTAATGCTACAGATGAAGACAAAGCTACAGCCGAGATTATCCGTGATGCACTGTTCATGCGAATGGCACGGTCATGGGATCAGGTTGTTGCTGATATATTATCTTTCATCGAGTACGGTTTCTCTTTTCACGAACCCACGTACAAAGTGTATAAAGGGAATTTCATCTGGAAAGATTTTCCTTCCCGATCACAGAAAACAATCTCTGGCTTTAAGTTTGATGAACGAGGTAATCTTGATCAGATCAAACAGTGTCCAGCTAATCTAGCAGGGTTCACTCCTAAAGCTACAACAGAGATTGAGATTCCTTATTCACGACTTCTACATTTCCGCACTGACTCTGAACGAAACAATCCTCTCGGACGTTCTATTCTAAAGAATGCCTATTATGCTTGGGACAAGAAAACCAAGCTAGAGTATTATGAAGCAGTTGGTATTGAGCGTGAAATGAACGGTTTGCCTGTATTCCGTATTCCAATGGAGTACTTCATGGCTGATCCTCAAGAAGATCCAGACCGCTATAAAGTGTTTCAAGACTTCATTCGTATCGGTACTAATGTCCGTAATAATGAACAGGCTTGCTTATTCTTGCCAAGTGATACGGACGAGACATCCAACAAAGAGTTGTTCAACTTCGATCTAGTTGCAAGCCGTGGTACACGTTCTATTGATACCTCTAAAGTGATTGAGCGTTACGACTATCGTATTGCACAGAGTATGTTGTCAGACTTCATTCTGATGGGTTCCTCTTCGAGTGGTTCGTTTGCATTGTCCGATAACAAGATTGGCACATTCATTCAGACCCTAGAGGCTTATCTGGAAATCATTGCTGAACAGTTTAACCGTAAGGCTATCCCGACATTGTACCGAATGAATGGCTGGGATGATACACAGACATGTAAGCTGGTTCATAAGCCAATCGGTGCAGCTAGTCTGGCTGATCTTGGTGGGTACTTGCAAAATATTTCCAGTTATATTGTTGCTGACGCCTCACTAGAGAACGCACTACGCAAACGTGCTGATCTACCAGAGCGTGATGATAGCAGTACATTCCTAGACACACCAGTGAACGTACACCAAGCAATCTCTCAGCGTATTGGTATGACCAAGAACGCTGACAAGGAAGCTGCTACAGCATCCCCAGACGAGCTTGCTGAGCAAGATGATGCGATGGTGGACAACCTGATGAAAGCTCTTGACGGAAACTATCAAGGAGAAGCGTAATGATTGATAAAGACAATATGATTAAAGCCTTCTCCGAATTCCTTGAGAAACACTTTGGTGACACTAAGCAAGTTGAAGTTGTAAAGGCAGTCAATACAGAAAAACGTATGGCTACATTCGTTGTGCTCAAAGCTATGTCAGACACATCTGATTTTGATGCACATGGCGACTTCTATGACCGAGAGACAGTGGAAGATGCTTGCTACAACTTCTACGAGAATTGCATGAAAGCGAATCTGGGTCATCTGGTTATGGTGGACGAAGGTACAGCCAAGATTGTTGAGTCATACATCATCCCTGTAGACATTGAGCTAGGGGAGCAGCATGTACCAGCAGGTAGTTGGTTACAGACGTGGAAGTTTGCTGATGATGCTCTCTGGCAAGGTGTTAAGGACGGAGAGTGGAACGGATTGTCTGTAGGCTGTATGGCTAACGTGGAGACACTAGATGGATAAGGCTAAAAAGAAACTAACTAAGTTTGATTTCTCTGGAGCGAATGCGCATGTAGCATTAGTGCATCGTGAACAGAATGGAGCGGCCAATATGTATAAGACGCTCATTACGAAAGCAACAGATGTGGTTGTAGAGCTGTCTATGAAAGACTTTCTGGAACGATTCTTTTACATGTGGGAAGGAGACGCTAAATTCCTAGCCGATATGCTTGGCTACGGAAAAGACATGTCTGAATACACTAGTGAGAAGCGTCAAGAAGAAATGGTGGAAGACCTAGCCGAGCTTATGGAGCATGATCTATATGGCAAGGTGGAGTTGTTACAGAAAGCTCGTAACGAAGGTGTGGATGCTGTCTCTGACACAGAACGTAAAGAATTAGAAGAGATTGTAAAGTCTCTTGCTAAATTTAGCAACGTAACTATCAAAGACATTGATAAGTATGCGGCTAAAGATGCTGGCGGGGAATCTCCTGTTAGCGATATTGAGAAAGGCAATGTTGCCGACAATTCCCTCCAAGATAAACAGGAGAAACCAATGAGCGAAGTAATTGAAAAGAGTGCTGTTGAGGCTCTTATTCAGAAGGCTCTCGAAGAACAGCAGGCAGAGATTCAGAAAGCTGTTGCTGAAAAAGAAAGCCGCATCGAAGAACTAACTAAATCTCTGGCTCAGTTTGAAGCAGAGAAAGCTGAAGCCAAGAAAGCTGAATATGTAGCCAAGGCTGCTGACTTTGAAGTGCTAGGCGTAGAGGATAAAGAATCTTTTGGTGTAGCTCTGATGAAGATGTCTGAACAAGAAGAACTGGCTGGCGTTATGTCTGTGCTGGAAAAGGCTGTTCAGATTGCTAAGGCTGTAGATGGTCTTGGTGAAGTTGGTCACGACCTTGAGCCAGAAGAAGAACAGATTAGCAAAACTGCCGAGCTTCTCAAAGCTAAATACGGCAACAAGTAATTTATTAGGAGATTATAAAGATGACTAAAATCGCCACAGAAAACCCACGCATCTCTGATGTTGTTAAGTATGAGCAAGCTCCTGAACATGGATGGTGCCGTGATGATGTTGTCATCAATGTTGCTGCTGCTGCCGATTACAAGATTGGTACTGTTTTGGGCAAAGTAACCGCAACCGGTAAATATGTTCCAGTTAATGCCGCTGCAGTTGTTGGTCAGGAAGGTGCTGAGGTTGCTGCCGCTATTCTACTTGAGAACGTCTCTGTAGCTGCCACCACTGACACCACTGCAACTGCTGCTGTAAACGGAGCAATGATTGTTCGTGATGGTGGTCTGGTGTTTGTAAACACACACAGCACTGCTGAACGTGCTGCTGCTGTTGCTGCTATTGAAGCTCTAGGCATCAAAACCCGTTCTGGCAACTAAGAATTATTTTTAAGGAGATTTAATAATGGCAACTGCTCGTGATTTTCAAAACCCATACCAGCTTACAGACCTAACCAGTGAGATTCAACTGATCCCTAATACTTGGGGTCTGGTTACTCAGATGGGTCTATATTCTGATATTGGCGTATCTACCAATACCGTAACTCTCGATAAGGTTAACAACACCCTGACCCTGCTGGGCGATTCCCGCCGTGGTACTCGTCACAACACCGAAGGTGCTAATGAGTCTGTTGAGACCTATGCGTTCAGCATTCCTCACTTCCAGATCCATGACCGCATTGAGCCAAAAGATCTACAGGGTCGCCGTCGTCCCGGTACTGACAACGAAGCTGATACTCTGGCTATGGCCCGTATGCGTAAGCTGGAACGTATGCAGAAGCAAATCGGTATCACCAAAGAATACCTCGCCGTACAAGGCATCAAGGGTAATCTGGTAACTCCAAATGGTAACACTGTAGCTAACTACTACACCTCTTTTAGCGTATCTCAAAAATCTGTGGATTTTGTTCTGGGTACAGCTACTACAAAGGTTGGTGATAAGATCGAAGAAGTGATTGCACACATTCAGGACAACATCCTGTCTGGTGATATCGTAAATGATATCGTTGTACTGTGCTCCCCAACCTTCTTCCAGAAACTGGTTACCCATGCTAAAGTAGAATCTGCTTACCAGTTCTACATGAACACTAATCAGGGCTCTGGCGTTCAGGTGCTGCGTGATCGTCTGGGTTCTGGTCTGTACCGCTCTTTCTCTCACCAAGGTCTAGTTTTCCTTGAATATAGGGGCGCTTTTACAAAACAGGACGGCACAGTTGAAGCTCTAATTGAAGCTGATACTGCTTACGCTGTACCAATGGATGTGAGTGCGATGTTTGAGGCTTACAACGGCCCAGCAGATCATCTGGATTTCGTGAATACACTAGGTGAAAGCATGTATGCTTGGGAATACACTGACGGACGTGGATTTGGCTACGACATCTTTGCAGAGTTCAATACCCTGCACTTGAACCGGATGCCCCAAGCTGTTGTTAAGTGTGTAACAAGCAACTAAGCATTCTTGTCCAAAGCCTGTTAGGAAGTTCTTGACAGGCTTTCCGCAAGTGTGTTTAAATAGCCTTTTTATTTAAGGAGGCTGTATGAGAAAAGTATACGGTGTTGGTACAAATGACGCTAATTATAAAGTTACCCAGTACGCAGATGTAGACGGGAAATACACACAAGTCTGGAGGTGTCCGTATTATAGTGTGTGGAAGCATATGTTATATCGTTGTTACCATCCAGCATACCATAAAAGACAACCAACTTATATTACGTGCACTGTTTGCCCAGACTGGTTGATTTTCTCGAACTTTAAGAAGTGGATGCAGGAGCAAGACTGGGAAGGTAAACAGTTAGATAAAGACATACTGGTGGATGGTAACTTAGTTTATGGCCCAGAGTTTTGCGTTTTCGTTGAACAATCTATTAACAAGTTCTTACATGACGTTAAAGGGAGACTTGGGTCTTTAAAATTGGGCGCTCATTTAGATGCCCGCAAACATAAGTATGTAGCGGCTTGTAGCAACCCCTTTGAGGGTAAGCGTGAGGTGTTGGGTAGATTCGACACTCAACATGAAGCTCACTTAGCTTGGAAGTCTCGAAAACACGAGCTTGCTTGTATGCTTGCTGATTCTGACTTAGTTACAGATGAGCGTGTAGCACAAG